ATTCAACTATCTCATCTGGGTATGCTACTTGTAAGCCTCTCTTAAATTTAACTCTATAATAAACTTTGTCATCTTTCTTGTCATACCAGAAATCAAACTCTTCCTCATCGTTTTGTAAGTCAAAACCTAAAAAGAAGTTATCTTTAACTCCTAAGAACATTCTATTTGTTCCGTCTAATCCAGCTACACCTACTAAAGATACATTTTTACCAGCGATTGAAGTCTCGTAATTAGCCCAATCAGTTGCATCAATATTGTATAGGTTTTTAGCGTTTAAAGTATCAACGTATTTGTCAAAAGTATCTTGACCTACGAACAATACTTGGTTAGCAGCTGCTTTAACTTTAGCTGGACGAGCATTACAAATATCTGTAATCAATCCGTCAACGTTTCCAGATGCACCAGCAGTAATTGCAGTAGCAGAAGAAGTGTTACCATCTACGGCAGTAGTAGCAGCGTCGATAATCTTATTAAGACCATCGTACTTGTTTAGGTAAACATTTGCAGAAGTAGTATCTCCTTGCCAGTCAGCAACCTCGTTATGCTCCATAATAGTCTTTATTACAGACTCAGCAACTTCAGCTTCAAAAGCCATATCTTCAGTCTCTCCGTTTCCAGCTCTAAGCAAGATTTGAGTATACTTAGGAATTAAATCCTTCATACAAAATCCACTAAAGTAAGTAATTTGTCCTACTGTTAGGTTTCTGTCAGTGAAGGTTACATCTCCAGAAGCAGTAGCTGAACATCCAGATCCATCTTGTGGGAATGCAGTAACTGCTAATAGATGCAAAGCATCAGTTTTCTTTACCCCAGATTGCAGCGTGAAGTAGTCGCTGGACGTTTTCTCAAAATATAATCTTGAGATTAAGTCTGTCGATTGTTCGTTGACATAGTTTGTCAAACTTGATACATCAAAACTCATTTTTCTATTTTATTTATTTATTTGCTCTTATAATTGCACCCATTTTTGCAGCTCTTTCTGCTCTAGTTAGTGCTTTAAATTCTTGTGGTTTAGAAGCAGTTGATGGCTCAGCCTTAACGATCTCTTCTAATTCCTCTCCGACTTTGTTGAGTGTCGCAGAAAACTCATTTTTTAACTCCTCTTTTGCAGATTTAATTTCAGCTAATTCTGTTCTTAAGGTTTCGTTTTCAGACTTGATAAGATCTAAAGATGCAGTAAAAGCCTCAGCATATTGTGCCATAGCTTTTTCAATTAATGCGTTTAACTCCTCAGAAGTAAACTCATTATCATACATTTCGTCATCCTTTTTCTTGTCCTTGTCCTTACCTTGATCAGCAGCAGCCTCGATATTTACAACAAGACCTCCAGCAGTTTCAACGATAGTTCCGTCAGTTAGTTCGTGGATTCCGTCTGGTGCAGCTACTTCGCCCTCTGGCATAACTACTACTAAAGCAGTTCCGTCAGCTAATTCACCTTCCCATTTAACGATTGTTCCGTCTACTAATGTAGACTCTGCAAAGTTATCCTCAGTAGTTTCCTCTACCTCAGCGTCTGCAAATACAGATTTTAAAGTGTTGATCACACTCTCTAAGTTTAATTTATTCATTTTTTTAAATTTATACGGCTCAAGATCGAAAACACCCTCAACACTAAAACCATTTAATATACCTTCTTTTTTAACCTTCGCCCACGCTTCGTCATTCTCTACTTTAGCTGCGATAAACCAAGTTCCGTCAGCTACATTCTCAAAACCAGAGGGGGCTGAAATGCCAAGCTCTGCGTCAGTTATAAAGCTCTGATATATATAAACATCATCTAATATTTTAAATGCGTTATGTTGCTCGTTAAATACATTATGCTTATTCTCTTTGAATAGCTTTTGTACGAGTGCTTTGATCGTCTCTTTTTTAAAGATTGCGTAATACTCTCCCCTTTCATCTCTTCTGTATATAGGTAGGTCTGGGATCATTGCTGCTCCCATTACAATACGCTTCTCTTCGTTAATTACTTCAAATTTATGAGGTGCAAAAGCTTGATAGTTTAAGCCTATTGCTGGGCTATCAACTAGAGCTATTGCTTGAAGTCCCTCAACCTCTTCTGTTAGTTTAAATTCTATAAATGGCAAGTCCATCTATTTATATATACCTATTGTGGCAAAAAGAGGAAATCTATTGCACTACTGTGGCTCTGCTATAAACGCCATCTACGTTACGAGATACGCTTCTAATATCCGTTTCTGTTACAATTACTTTGTAGTCGGTACGTCTGTATCTATTCTTGGGCTTGTAAATCCTCTAGGTTGTATTCCAGCTAATCCACCACCAAGAGATTGACTAACTTGTGAAGTGCTAGGTTTCTCAACTCCTTGTTCTCCTCCCTCAAATTTACTTTTCGCAATAGTAGCAATCTGAGCAGCTCCAGCAGCAGCGACTAATGCTCCAGTAGCGAAACCAGCAACACCACCTTGACCAAAAGCCTTAGTGACACCAGTTGCAGTATTCTGAATAGCTTGTCCTAAACTGACTGCCTTATTAATTAGGAACGCTTTTTTCTGATCCTTTTCGTTTCCAGCAGCTAAAGAATTTGCTATACTAGCTACTGCACCTAGAGCAGCCTCAGAAAGTTCTTTCTTTCTCTCTTCTGATTTCTTTTTATTATCCTCTATCTTTTTCTCTGCCTCTACATTAGCTGCTACTGTGGCTTCTAATACTGCTTTATTTGCGTCTATATTCTTTTGTCGGCTTTCCTCTCTAAAAGCGTCTAATGCGATAAGTGCGTCTACTTCTGCTTGTGTACCTTGTTTAGCTTGTTCAACGATAGTCTCTAATCTGAGCATCTCATCTTGCTGACGCTTCTCCTCAATCTCTGCTATTTTTTTAGCTTGTTCAACTTTGTCCTCAATCTGTTGTGCGTTAAATAATTCTCTTTGGTAGGCTAGTTCTGCTTCAGAATCAGAGATAGATCTTGTCATCTCCATTTTCTCTCTGTCCAACGCAAGGTCTTGTGCTTTCTGTTCGGATCTAATACCCTCGACTTGTGCTAAAACTCCTTGCTTATTTGCTAAGGCTTGTACTAATGCTATTGAATTTTCTGTGTTATCGTTCTCGTTTACGGCAGCTTGAGCAGCGGCTACTTGTAAATTAGCTTGAGCAATCATAGCCTTTTCTTGCTCGTCTAAAACCTTGCCTAATTCATCATTTGCTTTCTTACGTTCTGCAATACTATTACGCTCCTCGTCTCTAGTCTGTCTTAACTTCTCTGCTTGTCTGTCGTATTTCTCAACCAGTAATGTTTGTTGAGCTTCTGCAATCGCTGCTGAGTTTTTAAGCTCTGTATTTGCTTTGGCTATCTCATATGCTCCCTTTACACTAATTTCTTGTACGCCGTCTCCGCCTCCACCGACAACTTGACCTACTTCAGTAACGGCTTTGCCCATATTATCGACTACACTTTTACCAGATTTTACTGCTTCTTCTGCCGTCTTTTTTATTGACTCTTGAGTGTCCTTGACATCCTTTGTGAGTTGTTTAATCTTTTCTTGGTCTTTGCCACCAAAAGGAGATTGCTCCCAAGCTAACTGAGCTTGTTTTAGAGTTAGTACAATAGCATCAAATGCAAGTTTAAGAGGAGTTACCGATATAGTAAGCAACCCTTTCATAACGGCAGTTAATCCACTAAAGCCTTTACTTGCTTTAGATACTGCATCAAAAGTATCGAATACGACCCCAAAGAGTTTTTCAAATAATACACCGACAGTACCTAGAGCCGTACTAAGTATGTCCATTATTCGCTGATTCTTAGAAATAGCGTCATAGAATAGCTTAACTGCACCAACTACAATACCGATCCCTAAGCCTTTTAAACCAACTCCAATAGCTTTTAATCCTTTCGAGAATACTCCACTCATTTTGCCAGCTTTCTTTTGAGCATCAGCAGTATCTTCAAAACCTTTTTTGGTCTTTTTCAACTCGCCATTCATATCCTTAATAGAGCTTTCTGTGTCTACAACGACTTGACTTAACGCTTTAAATTCGTCGCTGCCAGTATCCTCTACATCTTCCAGTAATTTCTTAGCCTCTTCTAGCTGGGCATTAAGTTCCTCTATTGTCATATCTCCTTTCTGGAGATTGATCGCCATTTCAAATGCTACTTTTTTATCTGCCATTATAGTTTAATTATTCGGTATACTAAGTTTATTATTAAAGACGTATCTGGTTCAAACGTCATATTGTTGTTGGTTGTTATTTTCAGCCCACTACCAAA